TAATTTCGACTCGATTCTTTTTTTGGGGATTTTGTAAGTAGGGTTCTATGTGGGTTACGTTGCTAATAAATCTTTCCTTATGCTTACGTTTTTGCATATACTTTTGATTCCCTTCGAGTTTATCTTTACTCCAATTTATTTAAACCGATTGGCAAAAGAGTTATTAGTATAGATATATTTGACGTCAAAAGGCATAACTATGCAGCCACATTGTCACTTTATATAAATATTAGTATGAGCTCAATTGAAGATAACATTAAAAACATAAAAAAGATCTACATGAGTGATTCCAGTCTTGGGATCCTACTGGATTTTGAACGTGTACTTGACGCAATGGATCTATATGCTTTCCCAAATTGGTTGTTTGGTGAGCTAGTGGAAGGCCCAAGTATTACCAAGTACTGGGTTAAGTGCAAGTTCATGTGGCCATACCATTTGATGCCTGATCCCAGTGGCGCGAAGAGATTCATTCCATATGGTGTGAAGATTACATATCAAAAAGATACTGTACTACAGCCTGTAAGAATTAAAAGCCCAGGTGATTTTAGAGAAAACAGTAAAAAAGGCAAGCTGGTACCAACAGATGTTTGGTACGTGGATATTATGATGCCCAAGAGCTTGTTGTCTGATATCAAGCAGGGATCAGTAGAAATTGCAGGTGAAGAAGTAGATCTAACAGAACTACAGTCTGCATATGAGAGAGATCTAGATCAGAAGGCATTGTCCATGGCGGGCAATGCACAAGGAACACCAGATATGGGCGGCGGCGCACCTGATATGTCAGGCGCTGCACCAGCACCGGGAGGAGCACCTAATGCAGCCCCACCAGCTTAATGAAGGCCTACACAAGCAAGATTTAATCTATCTTGTGGGCGATAAAATTCACATTGATGAATGGGATAGCAAGATGGGCGATCCCGACGAAGTTATCACTGCAAGCTTCAAGGTCAAGCAGCGTATGCCTGCGCAGGATCTAGTAAGCTTCATTGAAAATGGTTACGACTGGGTACTTGATGCTGACGTAAGTTCAGGTGAAATTCATGACGGACAGTTTCTAGTATTTGTTGAAATGCCACGCCGCAGTGGAGTATATGAAAACCTATGTGAGCTATTGGAAGACTTGGCTCACTTGACAGACATTAAGTTGTCTGATTGGAACTTTAAATGGTATAAGCAGAAAGAATACCATAAGTTCGATGAAGATTCCATTAAGAATGTTGTTCCTGATACTCCAAAAAGATACCGTGATATAATGGAACAGTTTGATAGTGTGACTAAAGAACAAGAAAATTTAAATGATGAGCTTTCCCAGATCAAGAAGTTAAGTGGAATAGGATAATCAAATGTTTGGAGGCGGAATGTACAAAATCATTGCAATAGTGCTTGTGGTATTGGCCGCAGTTGGTTACTTCAAGTATACACAAGATAAAATGGCTGAACTTAATCAGCAAGTTGCTACTAAAGACTTTGCTTTAAAAACTGCCAATGAAACAATAATGAAACAACAAGAAGATTTAAAACGTCAACAGGAAGTACTACAGCAGACCAGTAAAGATTTCGAAGAAGCTCGTGCTGCTGTAGATGAATTGGAAGACAAGTTCCGTAAGAATGGTAGAGATTTAGATAAATTTGCAACAGCTAAACCAGGTGAAGTTCAAACAAGAGCAAATGCAGCAACAAAGAAAGTGTTTCGTTGCATAGAGCAGCAAGTCAATAAAGGAAAGCAGGATGAGAGTTGCTAAATTATTTGGTGCTGCCGTTGTAGCAGCATTGTTAGCAGGGTGTGCTGGAACTCCCGCACCAACCACTGCAATTGTACAAATAGAAAAACCTACAATGATGCTACCAAATGTAGATCAAGTGCGTCTTAAGGATGTTGAATGGAACGTCATCACACGAGACGCAAAGCCCGGCACCGCAGGCCATATTGATACTGTATGGAAAAAGACATCCAAAGATAGCTTATTTGCAGTATCAAGTAATGGGTATGAGGACATGAGTGTAAACGTAGCTGAACTTACAAAGGTCATTAGACAATTACAGGCACAGGTTAAGGCTTACAAAGATTATTATCAACCCGAAAAACCTAAGGAAGAACCCAATGGCCAAAAAAAGTAGTAATAGTTCAGCTGAGATCGATCCAGATCTAGTGGCTCCCAAGATGGCAATGGATGAAGTAGAGGAAGTACATAGGGGAGATACTGTCCCACTACCTCCGCCTCCGCCTCCGCCTCCGCCTCCGCCTCCGCCGGTAGCAGATGTGCCACCCCCACCACCTCCACCACCTCCCCCTATGCCAATGGCGCCACCACCCCCACCAGTAACAGTAATTGATACAAGCGGTGGTATGGGAATGGGTGCTGCAATGATGAATCAGCAGAACTTTCAGCAGAGTCAAGCTACAGCACAATATCAAGCTCAAGCAAGTGTTGGACTTGCTCAAACTAACATAGATCAAGAAGTATTTGAAGAGCAATCTAAGAAAGAAGACGAGCATTGGGTTAAAGCTTTTTGGCGACCAGCAATGGGTTGGCTTTATATGTTGATCTGTTTTATGGACTTTGTTGGTTTTCCAATGCTTACAATCTTCCTGCCAATTATCTTTAAACCATTTGGATTAACTATGCCTTACCAAGCATGGACCAGCTTAACACTTAGCAATGGCGGATTAATTCACTTGGCATTTGGTGCTATCTTAGGTGTTAGCGCATTTACTCGTGGCCAGGAAAAAATAGCTGGTAAATCTTAAAGATAATTACAATGCATGACACATTACGCAACATTGGGAGTAGCAGACGCTGCTACTCCGGAAGAAGTTAAATTAGCTTATAGAAAGCTTGCAAAGCAACATCATCCTGACTTAGGTGGCGATGTAGCAAAATTCCAACAAATCAGTGAAGCGTATGAAACATTGTCAGATGTTGATAAACGTGCTCATTATGATCATCAACTAAGAAATCCTCAACCACAATTTAATCAAGGGTTTCCACCTGGGTTCGAAAATCATATGTTTAACGACATTAATGATCATTTTAGTCAGATGTTTGGGTTTAATTTTAGACACCCGCAAACTCCACGTAATCGTAATATAAGAATTCAACTGGAAATGGATTTCCTTGAGACATTAGATGTTTGCCAAAAGACTATCGAATTCAATCTAACAAAAGGCAATGAAAGAATTACCTTGGACCTACCAGCTGGCATCAATGATCAAACAGTATTGCAAATGGCAGGTCGCGGTGACAACGCAATATTAACGGTTCCAAGAGGTACGTTAGAAGTTGTTATACGAGTAAAGCCTCATCCTAAATTTAACAAGCTGGATGACCACGTATTAAGTGACATTACCATTGATTGTTTCCAAGCTATTATGGGCGTAGAATATGAAATTGAAACTCCTCGTAGCAGACGTATTAAGTTAATGATTCCACCAGGCACACAATCAGGTACCCAACTTGGTATTACTGACGAAGGATTTGTAAGACAGAATAGGACCTATGGCAAATTTATTATTAGAATCAATGTCATGATTCCATCTGCATTAACAAAAGAACAATTGAGCTTGGTACAACAAATACAACAGATAAAACCTATAAATACTTGACATTATTTTAAATAATGCTATATTTGTAATATGAAACAGATCTATAGTTCAGATGGCGACATCTTAAAAATTATCAGAACCGGTCGCGAATATGCGAGGGAATTGAATCATGAATATTTCATGGTTGAACATTTGCTTCTCAGCCTTCTACATGAAAGAAGCTTCCATCAATTACTAGAGGAGATGGGAGTTGAAGTTCCCGGACTCATTCAGGAAGTGGAAACTTACCTTGAAAATATTGATGTCATCAATACTGATGAGGATGCAGAAGATCCAAAGAAAACAGTAAGTTTGGAACGTGTGTTTAACCGTGCCAATACACAAGTGATCTTTAGTGGTCGCCAACAGCTTAACTTAATTGATCTATATCTAAGCATCACTAATGAAACTCATAGTCATGCAGCATTCTTCCTAAGCAAATACGGTGTTGAGAAAGAGCCAACTGTGAAAGCATGGACCAAGCGTAAGAAGAATACACGCACATCCAAAAGCCAGTCTGAAAAAATCCTGGAGCAATACTGCACAAATATGATGACACTTGCCGGTGAAGGCAAGATTGATCCTGTTATTGGACGCGACAAGGAGTTGGCTGAACTCTCACAAATTTTAGCTAGAAAGAATAAGAGCAATGTCCTATTGGTTGGTGACGCTGGCGTTGGTAAAACTGCTATCGCGGAAGGGCTAGTACTGGATATTATTGAAGAAAAGGTACCTGCTTTCCTCAGAGGTTGGAAGGTATACAGTCTCAATATTGGACAGTTGCTTGCTGGCACAAAGTATCGCGGTGAATTTGAAGAACGACTACAGGAAATCTTAGCCGCCGCTACTGAGATGAAGAACATTATTCTCTTCATTGATGAAGCACATCAGATGCGTGGTGCAGGCGGTGGTGGCAATAGTGCTGTTGATCTAGCCAATATGATTAAGCCAGCATTGGCACGTGGTGAGATCAAGGTAATTGCCAGTACTACTTGGGAAGAGTATACACAGAATTTTGAAAAGGATCGTGCGCTGATGCGTCGATTCAATAGACTTACTGTTGATGAACCATCTCCTGCAATTACCATTCAGATTCTACAAGGTATTCGTGACAGCTACGAAGGCTTCCACGACGTAGAAATTACAGATGAGGCAATTGAAGCCGCAGTAAAGCTAAGTGTTCGCTTCCAAAATGACAAGAAGCTTCCTGATAAGGCGATTGATTTGATTGACAGTGCTGCGGCATTGAAGCGTAGTACTGATGCCGAACATCGTGTTATTGATGTTGCTCAGATTCAACGTGAGATCAGTCGCATGACTGGTATTCCCATTAGTCAAATGGAAGAGGTCAAGAATAGCATTGACATACACACGGTTGAGCAGGATATCAAGCTGCGTGTTTATGGGCAGGATACTGCTGTTGACCAAATACTTGACCGTGTATGGGTTAACCGTGCTGGTCTAAAGAGCAATGACCGTCCCGTAGGTGCCTTCCTCCTACTTGGACCAACAGGAACAGGTAAGACTGAGCTTGCAAAGTCATTAAGTGATCGTTTAAGCATGAAGCTTATCCGCTTTGATATGAGTGAATACGGTGAGCGGCATAGTGTTAGCCGTTTGATCGGTGCACCTCCCGGCTACGTTGGCTATGAGGATGCTAACTTGGCTGGTGGTCTGCTTATAAGTGAGGTTTCGAAGAATCCTCATGCCGTTATCTTGTTTGATGAGATAGAAAAAGCACATCCGGAAGTGGTCCAAATTCTACTACAGATTATGGACGAGGGGTTTGTAACGGGCTCTAACGGCAAAAGAGCAGACTGCCGCCAGGCAATCATTTTACTTACAAGTAATCTAGGTGCTGCCGACAGTGAGCGCAATAGTATTGGCTTTGGCTCACTTACTAAAACAGGCGAGGATGATAAAGCCGTTAAGGAGTTCTTCCGACCTGAATTTAGAAACCGCTTGGATGCTGTTATCAAGTTCAATAAGCTTAATAAGGAAACTATCAAGAAGGTAGCAGGCAAGTTCGTCGCTGAAATGCAGACGCAGCTTATTGATAAAGATATGCAGGTACTATTGGATGATACTGCTTGGGAATATCTCATTGACAATGGATATGATGCAGCTATGGGTGCAAGGCCCATGGCACGACTGATACACGAAAAAATCAAAGTACCGCTGGCTAGGAAAATACTGTTTGACAATCTGTCGAACGGTGCTATAATCAAGGTTAGCGCCAGTGGCGATGAAGTGGAGCTATCAGTTGAGCAGCAAGAATCAGTACATACAGAAGTTTGAGGCATTGGGTCTGCCACAGTGGCGGATTAAATGTGTTGACCAAACTTGGTATAAGCAAAAGTTCGAGTGGAAGTTTGAATTTAATTTCAACTCTGAACCAGACCGCAGAAGGTATGGTGTTGATCATCGTTGGGTACAAATACTGCGCGATTGTGAAATGAATAATATTGGATTCAGGCGTCGTCGTGAAGTCTGGTGTAATATCTATTCAAGTGATACAGCTTTTGTTGATTTGGTGCTGTCCAAAGAAGAATATTCAAGTGCTATCGTTATGCTTGAGTATACTAATGACAAGTACATTGCTGAAAAACAGAATCAGACTTCTTTGGAATCAATTACTGACATCAAGTTTGTTAAGCAACTTCCGGAATATTGTTATCAAGTTTTTCTTGGTAACTTTGATTGGAACGATCCCATTAAGGAAGATTTAACACGTTATCTTGCTGTTAATAAGGATGACTTCCAGTTTAGAAATTGGTATAAAGAAGTTGTGGGTAGATTCAATACCAAAGATCCAGCAAGAGACAACTATGGTCGAGTTGTTGGAGTATATGATGGATTCAACTTTTTTGCAAAGAGTACAGATGATATTCTACTGTTACATATGATTGCACCTGGTAAAATTAAAAAGATTGTAAAACTCATGGAGAAGCAAAAGTGAAAGTATCATTGGCACAGGCACTAATTGAACGTGGCATTCTAAACAACACCAGTCGAATTTACGCAAGGTGTCCTATTGTTGCCATGGGAGATATGCCTTCAGAAGCTGTTATTCCACTCACAGTATCACGTATCGTAGCAGAAGATGGCACACTTAAGCTTCATTGTGTTCATTCGTCCGGCCGCAAATATAGTATTCCCTGTGAAGAAGTTGACAATATTGATGGCATGGCACCGGAACGGTTGGCTGCTGCATATGATATTAAGCCAAATGGCAACACTAAGTCTGCTGGCAAGAAGCGTGGCAGAAAGCCAAAGGTATTGCAGGAAGCCTGATAAATACTTCAGGAGCATGAAATGGCTACAGTCAATACAGACACAATAGAAATCAAAGTTAGCGAACTACTCAGAGATGATCAACCCGCTGCTGTTATCTTAGACGCAGAAGTCTTAACACAGTTGGTTGATATTATTCAAGAGTTGGTTGGCGACAAACGCCTCGTAGAAGTGAGCATTAAATGAGCATTGTACCCACAGTAATAATCAGTAATACCGCATTTGGCGCCGAAAACGGTGCTTATAATGGTACAGATGAGAATTGGCATAGCACCAAGTATCAAGGACGTGGCTTTTATGGTTATTCTGATGGGCTTCATACGTTTGGCTATAAAGCAACAGGATTAGTAGGCACAGTCACTGTACAAGCAACATTAGCAACCAATCCAACTGAAGATGATTGGTTTGATACCGGTAGTAGTTTTGGTGATGATACCACACCATATACTGGCAGTGCCTATACCAATGTCATTGGTAATTTTGTTTGGATTAGAATAGCAGTTACCAATTTTACAGCGGGCACTATCAATCGAGTGCTATATAATTAAAATCAACTAGTAGAGAGAATCAACAAATGACAGATGAAATTAATCAAGATACACACGGATTGCCTCCGGAAGTATTAGCATACCTACGCACAACTCATGTTCACTTTTGTTTGCCCATGTACAACGGTGTTTGTAACGAAGCAACCTTTATTAGCATGATTAAGTTTAGTATTATCGCTGCTAAGTTGGGCATTAACTATAGCATTGATACTATGGTAAATGAATCACTTATTCCCAGAGGGCGTAACAACCTCGTTGCAAAGTTCTTGTTCAATCAGACTGCAACACATCTTATGTTTATTGATACCGACTTGGGTTTTGATGCTGAATCAATTCTTCGTTTGCTTTGTGCAAATCAGGATGTTGTTGGTGGCGTGTATCCCATGAAGCGAGTACCTATTCGTTACGTTATTAATACAGTACCCAATCCTCAAGTGTTAGGTGATTTGGTCGAAGTATCAACTCTTGGCACTGGCTTCATGCTTGTAAAGAGAGAGGTTATCAACAATATGATTGCTGCACATCCTGAACTCAAGTATCGTGATAATATTGGTATTGGTGCCCAGTATGAGCCATTTATGTATGGGCTATTTGATACAATGATTGATCCAGATGGCAATTACTTGTCAGAAGACTGGACATTCTGCTATCTATGGCGTTTAATGGGTGGTAAGGTATTTGCTGACACTGGCATTAAGCTTGATCACACTGGTTATCACAAGTACGCAGGTGATCTTGACGAACTTAGGAAGGTGTTAACCAATCAGATTTCAAATGGCGGGGCGGCACCAGGTGCTGAAGTACCAAAGCTTAATCTTGATCTAAGTGATATCAGCACAGTAGAGATTGCAGAAAAGGCTACCTAATATGAGCGAAGAAGTTGAACTTGAAATCATATTGTCTAGCAATTGGTGGGACGAACCACCGATTGCTGAAATCTATGTAGATGATATTTTACTTGAGCCAGCTTTCGAGGTTCCTGAGAAAAAAATTGAAAATAAATCCAGAACATTAAAATATACTGTGAATTTATCTGAAGGCCCAAGAGTATTAAGACTATGCTACTTGAACAAAGAGGATAAACATACTCAAATTGATGAAGCAGGTAATATTTTACAGGATCAAATATTACATCTTGAAGATCTTAGCATTGATGGTATAAGTTTAAACTACTTAAATTTTAAATTGGGTAAATTTATACCAGATTTGACTAAGAGAGATTGGTTACCACCTGTTATCACTGGACAGTGTAGTTTTGGTCACTGTGGTGAATGGCAGATGGAATTTGCTGTGCCCACGTATCTTTGGCTATTGGAAAACTTTTAAAGCAAATAAATATACAATGCGAGCAAATGAATTCCTATTAGAAGAGTACGACCCAACAAAGGCTAGAGTACCTCATCCCGAAGATCGAGTTTTTACCGAAGGATCTGCGGGTGCTAAAAAAGCCATTGCAACAATAAAGCAAATGTCTACTAATCCCGAAACAATCAGCGTCAAGCCAGATGGCAAGCCTGCTATTGTTTGGGGTAGAGATGAGCGTGGGTTTACTATGTGCGACAAGCATATGTTTGCCAAGGGTATTCTCCCACGCAGTCCTGAAGAAATTGCTGAAGTATACGCTCAACGCAAGGGCGGTGGCAGAGAAGAACTAGCTGGTATGATTGCTTTGCTTTGGCCACAGTTTGAAGCAAGCTTATCCAACAGTTTTAAAGGATACTTGTTTGGTGATTTAATGTATAGCCAAACTCCCCCTGTTGAGAATAACCAATTTGTTTTTAAGCCCAATACCGTAGTTTACACAGTTCCCACTAATAGTGAACTGGGACAGGCAATTGCTAAGAGTACAAGTGCAATCTGTGTTCATACATTCTTTGGTACTGCACCCACTGCCGGTCCAGATGGAAAAATTGCGGCGCCTCCCGGACGTCATATCAGTAAGTTGCCATCCGCAGCTAATAACAGGGGTCCATTGTTAATGATTACTGATCAGTTTACAACACCACCACGTGTTAAAATACCACCTGATCTAAAATCAATTGAAAGCTTTATAACTGCAAACGCTGCTGTAATGGATAAATTCCTGGATGAGGGAACATTAACTGCATTGAAGATCAAAGATCTCCCTTCACTATTGCAGTCATATGGCAACTATAGAGTCAAGCAACGTAATTTTGAAAATTTTGGTAGTGACTTCATAACAGGGTTTCTAGCAAGTAAGAAATCAAGCCCTCAAAAATTGCAAAATATACAGAAGTATATTGAAGAAAATAAAGGCGGGTACAAGGTATTATGCCAAGCATTTATTGGTATCATGCGTGTAAAGGATCACATTGTGGGATTACTTGATGCACACCCTGCACAGATGCAAGCTCATATTAATGGTGAAGCTGGACAGGAAGGCTATATGGTGCATGGTAAAGAAAACCCAACCAAGGTAGTTAACAGAGAAAAGTTTAGCGCCGCCAATTTTGAACACTAATAAATATACTATCAGTTGGGCTTACAAATGCGTTTAGATGAACTTGAAGAAGCAGAAGTTAAAAAAGCAGTCTTTACATTTGGACGCCTAAACCCACCTCATTTTGGCCATCATGCCTTAATTCAAACATTGCAGAAAGCAGCACAAAAACAAAATTGTGATTGGTTCTTGTTTGTCAGTGCTAAGACAGGTGATGAAAAAAATCCGCTTACTTACGAACAGAAAGTTTGGTGGATACAGACATTATTTCCTGAGACTAAAGGTCATCTCATTATTGATCCCAGCATCAAGACCCCACTGGTCGCTGCTACTTGGCTCTATAAGAAAGGCTATCGTGCTGCTACATTCGTTGCTGGCGAAGATGACATGGCTGGCTACGGGGAGATGATTAAAAGCGGTAACGCTCATGGTGAGAAGAATCCGGATGCAGTAAAAGCAGGCAAAGGCTTTGTGTTTGAACCACTTGATTTTTCTATTAGTCCACGTTTAGCAAGTGCTACCAATGCTCGCAAAAATGTAACAGATGGTGATCCAGAAGCATTTGTTCGTAGCATATTAGGTCCCAAGATTAATCCAAAGTTAGCTGAACTTGTTCAACATCAACTTTATCCAACATTGCGTAAATCGTTGGGGTTAGGTGAGAGCGTTGAAGAGAGTGAACAACTTAACAAGCGTACACCCAATGTAAAAGAACTTGCCAAGAAATTTATGACTACATCTGATGCTGTACATCGCCAATTGGCAAGAGGTGTAAAGGTGGAATTCGAACACACTAATGATATTGAAGTTGCAACTGAGATTGCATTAGATCATCTTGGTGAGAAGCTGGACTATTATACTAGACTTGCAAAGGCTGAAAACGAGACAGCAGATCCAAAAAAAAAGTTTGGTGAAAACTTTGCAGATGGAAAAGGACCCGGGCGTCCTGGAGACAGTCAAAGACACGGCATCCCAAAGAAAGCCACAATATCACAATTAGAGAAAGCAAGTCATGCTAAAGGTCGCAAGGGACAATTAGCACGTTGGCAGCTTAACATGCGTCGCGGTAAGAAACGAGCAAATGAGGAAGTAACAAACGAAGTTGCTGATCAACCCTATCGTTTCATTAGCCCAGTGAGTACAGCAACTACTCAAAAATCCATGTTTCAAACTGATAGTGGCACAACCATACAAGTTTTTATACAAGTTGATACAGGGAATGGCGTTGCTGACATTGGGTTCTTTGATGCCACTGACAAAGAAAATCCCACAATTGGCGTAACTGGCAAGGGCGATGCTTTCCGTGTGTTTGCCACTGTGGGTTCTATTGTTAAGCAGTTTGTTACTAAACGTAAGCCACCTTATATAAGTTTTAGCGGCAAATCTTCAGACGCAGGACGTATCAAACTATATGATATGATTGCTAAGAACATCGGCCGTTATCTACCGGACTATAAGTTAATTGATTCTGGATTTGCTAATGGTGACAAAGGGTATACGTTCAAAAGAGTAGCACAGGAAAGCTGGTCTCCAATGGAATTGGCAATCATGGAAGGCGGGCATCTACTGGAAGATTATGATGAGAGTTTGGAAGAAACGCTCAAAAAAGTTAAGGGCAAGTGGGCTTTGGTCTCTAGGAAAACCCCAAAAAAGGTGTTACAGTACTATAAAGGTAGTGGACATCCAAGCAAGGATTGGGTAAGCAAAGTGGAACGCAGAGTTCATAGTTTTGAAAGCACAGTTGACGAGGACTATCGCGATGCGGCGAGATATGCAGCACAGGCACATGCCGGGCAGAAGCGTTCAGGCGGCAAGCCATATATCAGTCATCCAGTTCGTGTAGCCAATCTAGTTAAAAAATATAAAGATACTAAAGAGCTCGACAAATTGATGTCAGCAGCTTTCTTGCACGATACCATTGAAGATACTGATACCACCGAAGAGCAGCTACGCAAGATGTTTGGTGATCTTGTTGCTTCGTTAGTTAAAGAACTTACTAGTGACAAAGAAAAAATTGAGAAGTTAGGCAAGGCGGAGTATCTAACTCAAAAGATGATTCACATGAGCAGTTGGGGTTTGGTAATCAAACTTGCTGACAGATTAGATAATGTCACTGATATTAAGACTGCAAAGTCAGTAACATGGCGGCATCGTTATCGTGATGAGACTGAAGCAATTTTGAACAAGCTTGAACAGAACAGAAAGCTAAGTGGCACCCATCGAAACATAATTGCTGCAATTCGTGGCAAGTTAGCAGAGCTTGATGAATCGTTAATTAGAGAAGCAGAAGATGATTCAGTTAAGCCAATGGTCTATCTAGATATGGATGGGGTGCTTGCTGATTTCTTTAGTGAATGGTCAAGATTAGCTGGTGTTAAACATTACAAAGATATTAATAATACCGAAGAAACATTACAGCTAGTAAGAGAACATCCAACATTTTGGATTGACTTGCCCATGCTACCTCATGCACGGGCATTAGTTAAGACAGTAATTGAAAAGTATGGTGAATATAGAATCTGTTCAACACCACTTGCTGGTGATGAGCGTAGTAAACCAGGCAAAATTGCTTGGATCAAGAAACATTTATCTGATATGCCCCCTGCTGAAATAGTGTTAACTCATAGTAAAGCGGATCATGCTCTTGGCAACGGTGTTGCCAATATATTAGTAGATGACTATGGTGTTAATGTTAATAAATGGCGTGCAGCAGGTGGTATTGGAATCAAATATGAAGACTCAGCATTTGACCATGTTGCAAAAATACTTGGGAGCATTGCTAAGTCCGGAGTTTCAAAATGAGGAGTTTATCATGCACTACCAAGATTTTTCCTATACACACGACTGGGATACAATACTTGAACTGTGTGAGAACTTCCATAACTTCGTTGAAAATGATATAAAAACAAGCCATCTTAAACAGCAAGCGGCAACATACTTAGATTTACCCCCACATAAAAAACTGACTAGACCTGAGCTACGTCAGCTGTTAGCAAAAGCTGAGAAGATGAAGGTCAGTAATAAGAAGGATGTGCGCCATCGCGGGCATATACTGGCCAAACAAATAGAAGGCATTTTCAATACTCATAAGTAATGAGATGGAAGTCGTTTGTACTATTAAAATTAAGACACGGTATGTATATGGAAAAGATGGAAGATATCGTTTATATATAGATAACTTCCTTCTTGCCGAGAGAGTATTTCCCAAGCTAAGACATAAGGATTATCGAATTGAGGAGTCTATTGTACTCAATTTAAATCCAGGAATCCATATACTGAGTATTGAAAACTTGTATCCCATTGCACAAGTTGTATTTGATGATGTCAACATCAATGAACAGCAATTTTTCAAACTTAATAGTACAGACCTTTCTTTCAGAAT